ATATCCGACAGCCAAACGGCGCAGGAATGCACGGCCGACGTACAAGTCGCGCATTCCCCGCGGAACGAACATCGCCACCGCGCTCTATGGCGCCCAGCTCCAGGGCCTGCCGCTGCTGCCGCAGGGTGAAGAAATCTCCGCCGTGCTCAACGCCCGCCGGCCGGACGGCACCGTCCTGTACGACCAGGTCGTCGTCCTGGTGCCGCGCCGCGCCGCCAAGACTACGTCGATCTGGTCAGAGATCATCGGCCGGTGCGCCTCGATCCCCGGTTACCGCGTGTACGTGACCGCCCAGGATGGCCAACGATCCCGCGAGATTCTCCGCGACGACATAATGGAGAACCTCCGCGGCCAGCGTTTCGAAGAACGCGGACTCGGCACATTCATGATTGGCAACGGTTCCGAGTCGGTACACTTCGCGAACCGCTCCCTTATTCGCGCGGTGCCACCGAAACCGAGCATCTTCCGGTCAAAGCATGCTGACGTGATCTACCTGGACGAAGCCGGCGAATACGAAACCGAGCTGGGCGCCGACCTGGTCGCCGCAGCTCTGCCGCTCATGGACACCCGGCACAACAGCCAGATCATCATCAGCGGCACGCCCTCGCTGGCCCGCGAGGGTCTGCTGTGGGACAAGCTCCAGGCCGGCATCGACGCATCACCAGCCACCCGGCACGTCGGCGTCCTGGCCTACATGATCCGCGATGACGAATCGATCGTTGTCGACGTCGAGCAGGAGGACGGCACCGTCGCCCAGCAACTGAACGTGAAGGTGCTGCAGCGGGTCCACCCGGGCATCGGCACCCTCACCACGCTGGCCAAGATCAGCACCCGGTTCGATGACATCAAGCCCCTGTCCAAGTTCGAGATGGAATACGCCTGCCGGTTCCCGCTGTCTGTCGGCTCCACCGCCATCGACCCGGCCGACTGGGCAGCCTGCTCGGGCGGAGCATTCCCGGTCCGGCCGCAGCGTGTCGGTCTCGGGTTCGACGTCGAACCCGACGACTCGTGCGCCGCGCTGGTCGCCGCATGGCGTGACGCAGCCGGCCGGCCACACCTCGAGGTACTCGCAGCACAGCCCGGCTCCGACTGGCTGCCCGGCAAGGCCCGGCAGGCTGTCGTCAAACACCGCTCAACGCCGGCGTTCGACCAGATCGGCGCGAACCTGGACCCGGCCGAAGCGCTCAACCGGATGCGGGTAGCCACATCGCCGCTCGCCCTGCGCTGGATGCAAGCCGCAACCAGCCGGCTGGCCCGCGAGATCGCCGGCCGGCAGCTCGTCCACCACGACCAACCGGACCTGTCGGACGCCGCCGAGGGTGCCGTGTGGCGCACCGTGGGCGAAGGTGGCAAGCTGTTCGGCCGCAAAGCGTCCGCCGCTCCCGTGTGCACCCTGGTCGCCGGGGCTGCCGCGCTGTGGTCCTACGACCAGGCCGCACCCCGCGACGGCGCCGCCCGCTCCCGAGTCCGCACCGGTGACGACCAATGAAGATTAGGTACATGATCGACGCGGCCAGCTCCAGCTATCTGGGTGTGTGTCGCGAGCCCGGTTGTGGGGCCCGTGCTCTGTCGTGCAGCAAGGCCGAGGCGCTCCGCCGGCGCCGTGAGCACCTGGAGCTGGTGCACGCCGCACGCTGTCAGCATCAGACACGCCGGCACAGCCACGCCGATGCGAAGATTTAGGCCAAAATCCGGAACCTGAACGCATGGGTTTGTTTGAGCGGCTGTTCCCCGCATCAGCTCGCGCCCTCGATATGGCCTTCACTGAGCCCGCGATTCGCGCCCCGTGGGCGCCGCAGAGCCTCACCAGGGTCGCAATCTCCGAGCTTGCCGGCGTCAAACCGGGCGGTGTGACACGCGCCCAGCTCATGCGCATTCCCGCCGTCGTCCGCGGCCGCGGTCTCATCTGCGGAACCCTGGCGCGGCACCCGCTCGCCCTGTACGAGTACGGCCAGCCGGCCCAGCTCGAACCGGCCCCGTGGATGAACAGCACCAGCACCGGCCAATCGCCGGCGCTCCGCATGCTGTGGACGCCCGACGACCTTATCTTCTCCGGCCTGTCGGTATGGGCCACCAAGCGCGACGGCGACACCCTGGTCGACGCGCTGCGCATCCCGCCCGGCCGCTGGACGGTTGACCCGGCCACCAACACCGTTCAGGTGGACGGCAAGCCGGCCAACGCCGCCGAGGTCATCATCTTCGAAGGCCCCCAAGAGGGCCTCATCACCATCGCCGAAGAGTCGGCCGCCGGCTCTGCGGACCTGTCCAACGCCTGGCGCCAGCGCGTCGCCTCACCGGTGCCAATGGTCCAGGTGAAGCAAACCGCCATGAACTCCGCGCTGTCCGACACTGAGGTTGACCAGCTCGTCGCCGACGTCGAATCGGCCCGCCGGAAGTCGGGCACAGTGTTCGTCCCGGACGGCTACGAGCTGGACGCGTCCGCCGGCGCTACCGCCGCACCGGACCTGTACGTCCAGGGCCGCAACGCTGACCGGATCGACTGGGCCAACCACCTGCAACTACCGGCCGCCATGCTCGACGGGTCGATGGCCACCGCGTCACTCACCTACTCGACCACCGAAGGCAAGCGGTCCGAGTTCCAGGACTACTCGCTCGCCTACTGGGCCATGCCCATAGAGGCACGGCTCTCGCAGGACGACGTCACGCCGGCCGGCAGCTATTCACGGATCGACCTGTCCGCACTCGCCACGCCGGCGCAGGCCGGCACCAACCCCGCAACGGAGGACTGACCCTCATGTCGAAACTCTCCCTGTACGTGCCCCGGCTGGTGGCCTCGCTGGAGGACCGCACCCTGTCCGGTCTGCTGCTCCCGTTCGGGCAGCCGGGGCATACCAACCTGGGCCGCATCACCGCATCGCAGGCGTCCCGGCTCGACGTCGCCCAGGTCGTGACTCTCAACGTGCAGCACGACCAGACCCGCCCGGTCGGCAAGGCCATGACGCTGGAAACCACACCCGGCGGCATCCTGGCCAGCTTCCACGTGCTGCACACCAAGGCCGGCGACGATGCGCTCCTGGAGGCCGCCGAAGGTCTGCGCTGTGGACTGTCCGTCGAGATCGAACCTGTCCAGGTCCGCGACGGCCAGCTCGTCGCCGGCACCATCACCGGCGCCGCCCTCGTGGTCGAACCGGCGTTCCCGAACGCCCGCCTGGCCGCCGCCGAACTGCCGCCCGTCCCAGACCTGGGCGACACCGGTTCAGTCCCGGTGCCTGCCGTCGTGATCGACGGCGAGACGCTGCCCGACGTCGAGACCGTCGAGATCAGCGCAGAAACCGTCACCATCACCACCGCCACCGCGGCACCCGCAAACGAGCCGGCCAACCTGGCCGCGTCCGCCACCACGGAAGGAAACACCATGACCCAGCCCACCGTCGCACCCGTGGCGGCCGCGCCAGCCGTCGCCCAGGTACAGAACCCCACGCTCGTCGCCGCGGCCGCGCCGGCCAACGATCAGAACGCACTGTTCGCGGCGCTCGCCGCCGGCTTCGCCCAGGGCCTCACCGGCCCCCGGCTCGAAGCTGCCTTGTCGGACGTCGTGCCGGCCAACATTCTGGGCATCGAACAGCCCCAGTACGTGGGCCAGATCTGGGCCGGCCAGCCCTACGAGCGGCGCATCATCCCGCTGTTCGATCACTCCGATCTGAACAGCTTCAACATCACCGGTTGGGACTGGGGCACGGCGCCCACCGTCGGGCTGTACACCGGCAACAAGACCGACATTCCGAGCGCCGCGATCTCGACGGTGGTCAAGTCCGGCGTGCTCCAGCGGATCGCCGGCGGCCACGACATCGACCGCAAGTTCAAGGACTTCTCGAACACCGAGTTCTGGGCGGCCTACTTTGCCAAGATGGCCGAGTCCTACGCGAAGGTGTCCGACACCTACATTCGTGACCAGGTCGTCGCCAGCATCGGCGCCGGCGCCCAGCGCCAGCACCTGCTCACCGGTGTCGCGCCGGCCGGCGTGCCCACCGTGCTGTGGCAGATCGTGGAGGGCTGCGTCAAGATGCTGGACGACCTCAACGTCCTGCCCACGTTCGCCCTGGTCACGTCCGACTACTGGAAGCCGCTGTTCTACACCAAGCAGAACGACGTCCTGGCCTACCTCAACATGGCACTCGGCCTGAAAGAGGGCAGCCTCGAGTCCGGCGGCTTCCGGCTCATCCCGGTTCCGGTCGGCTCGCTCACCAACGGCGCATGGGTCGGCAAGACCGTCGTCGGCCACAAGTCGGCCCTCAACGTGTACGAGCTGCCCGGCAGCCCGATCCGCGTATCGGCCGAGGACATCGGCCGCGGCGGCGTCGATGAGGCACTGTTCGGCTACGCCGGCTACATGCTGGAGAACGCCAAGGGCCTGATCTCGTACGACGCGCCGGCCGCGACGTAATCGACGTGAGCACCCCGACGTACGACGGCTACGGCGCCGGCTGGATCACCGATCCAGCCGACGCCCGGCTCGCCGTGCTCTGGGCAGGCAGCATCGACTACGGCGACGAGCTCGCGTTCCCCCTGTACGTCGCCCAGGTCCAGTGCGCCGAGTTCGCCCCGACGCTCGCAGACGGCGCCCCGGTGCCTGAGAACTGGGTCGCCGCCCAGGTGTTGCAGACGCGGTCCCTCGTCCGCGCCGGCATCGTCGGCGGCGGCGACCAGGCCGGAAACTACGGCGAAACCGTGACCGTGTTCCCGATGGACTGGCAGGTAAAGAACCTGCTCAGGCCGACGCGGGGCCGGCCCTACTTCGGAGGGAACCGCCAGCTATGACCGGACGCCCGATGCTCGCCGCGGCGCTCGCCGCCGGCCTGCCCGACTGGCTGATCGTCTCCGACGCGCGCCAGCTCGACACCGCCCGCAAGGCCGGCACGTGCGTGCTGTGGACGCAGCGCCGCACCCGGCCCGCGAAACTCGGCCTCGACGTTCTGACCGACGAGCTCACGCTCTGGGTACTCACAGCCACCACCGACCCGGCCAAGATCGAGGACGACCTGGACGACAAACTCAACCAGGTTCTGACCGTGCTCGAGCCACACCAGGCATTCGCCTGGACCGAAGCCGACCGCGGCACCCTCGCCGACAAGTTCGAAGGCTGGCGGCTCACCATCACCTGCCTGTACCGCATAACACAATGACCGAAAGGAAACCCTAATGGCTGTCGTAGCCCATCCCGTCACCACCCCGCTGTCGTACAAGATCGCCACCCTCACCGGTGCTGTGGTCGGCTCGGCCGACACCGACACCCTGTCGCCGCAGGTCAGCGAGCTGACCCTCACCCCCACCACCCAGAGCGGCACCTGGACCGGCATCGGCGGCAACGTCGTGTCCGACCAGAGCGTCGCCACCTGGGCCGCAACGCTCGGCATGATCCAGGACGTGGCCGCCACCGGCATGCTCCGCTGGCTGCTGACCAATGAAGGCAAGAAGTGCCTTTTCACCGCACTGTTGACCACCGGCGTCACGGTCACGTTCACCGTGACCCTTTCGCCGGGCCAGATCGGCGGCGCAGTCGCACCCGGATACCTGACCAGCACCGTCACCCTCCCAGTCGACGGCAAGCCGGCATTCAGCTGATCACCCCCTAAGCCCCCTGGTGTGGCGGCTGTACCGGGCACCAGTTGCGGTGTCTGGAGCCCGTCAGCACACCTACGCCCGCCACACCAGGGCCTCAACTGTCAGGAGTCCGCATGCTGAACGTCAACGTGGCCGATGGTCCCGCGACGCTCCGCGCTGCCGTCGTGGCCATGAAACGTGCCGACGCCGAGGTTCGCCGCGACGTCGCCGGCCGGATGCGGGAAACCATGAACCCCGTCTGGCGGCAGGAAGTCACCGAACGAGCCGGCGGCGGAATGGCCGGTCGTATCCTGACCGCCGGCGTCCGGATCGCCAGTGGCAACCCGGCGCAGCTCATCGCCGCCAACTCGTCCCGCAAGATCGGCCGCGGGCTCGTGCCGTCACGCCACTGGGCCGGCTACGAGTACGGCGCCGGCGAAGGTATCCGCACCGTGGCGTCGAGCAAGGGCAACCGGTACCGACGGCACGTCATGCGACACCTGCCGGCCCGCACCGCGGACGGCCGCGCGATCGAGCCGGCTGTTCGTGCCGTGCTGCCACGGATCGCCTCGTTCTGGGTTCAGTCCGTGGTGCGTGCGTTCATGGACGCCGCAGACGGGAAGGGGTGACCGATGCCGTTCAAACTGTCCCTGGTCTCCGACGTCAAGGGCTGGCTCCGCGGCACTGCCGACGTCGAACAGTCGCTGGACGACCTGGCAGACGGCCTGGACGACCTGGCCCGCGACACCAAGCAGAACGCCGACAAGGCCGCCACGGCGCTCGAGCACGAGTTCAGCGACGCGTTCGACAAGGTCAAGACCGAATCGAAACAGGCGTCCAAGAAGATGGGCGACGGGTTCAAGGACGGCACCCGTGAGGCCGGCGAAGGTCTGAACGAGTTCAAGGACGAAGCCAACAGCACCGCACGCGAGGCGGCAGCGTCGTTCTCCGGCAGCTTCGACGACGTCGTCGACGGCATCCAGGAGGTGCTCGCCAACGCCCTAGCCGGCTTCGGCCCAGTCGGTGCCGCCGCCGGCCTGGCCGCCGCCGCCGGGATTGGCCTGGTGGTGTCCGGATTGCAGGACTCAGCCGACAAGGCGGCCGAAGCCAAAGACCGCGTGCTCGACCTAGCTGACGCGATCGCGGACTCCGGCGGTGACCCGTCCGCGATCCGCTGGGCTGAGCAGTTGCGCGACAACATGAAGCAGATCGTCGACACCAAGGAGTGGTACGAGTTCTGGCAGAACAGCCCGGTCGATAAGCTCCAGGACTGGTCACGCAAAGCCAAAGAGTTCGGCGTGTCCATGTCGGACGTGATGAAGTCTCAGGCCGGCGACGCCGACGCGCTCGCACGTGTCAACGACACGCTGAACCGCACCATCGCCGACCAGAACGAGGCGTACCGCCAATCGACCGACATCAACGGCTACCAGGACGACGCCTACCGGCGTGCCGCCGAGGCCGCCACACAGTTCCGCGACGCGATCGCCGGCGGCGCCCAGGAGGTCTCGGACGCCGCCAAGTGGCAGCAGGAGTACGCCGACGCAACCCGCGATTTCTCCGACGCCCAGGCCGAGGCCGCCGAGGCCAGCTCGAGGTTCAGCGACACCCTGACCGACAACCTGTCCGTCGCCGACGAAGGGCTCGACCAGTTCGTCAAGAAGGGCAAGCTCCGGATCAACGAGTGGACCAACGAACTACAGGCCCGCGCGAAGCAGAACGTCCGGATCAAGGACTTCACCGTCGACATGGGCGCCAAGCTCAGCCCGGACGCCCTCGCCGCGTTCGCCGAGCTGCCCACCAAGACCCAGGCCCAGATCGAAGCCGCCTACCGCAAGGGCAGCAAGAAGGACCGGAAGAAGATCGTCCAGAACCTGGAGCTGGAGGCGAAGACCGACGGCATCACCATCGACGCGTCCGGCGCCCAGGCAGCCGCGAACAAGAAGAAGGTCGAGATTCCGTCGACGGTGGTCGACACGGGCGCGATCAAGGGTGCTCAGGATGCGGCCGACTCGGCCCAGAAGGTCGCCAACCGTGAGGCCAACAAGGTCGAGTTCAAAACCAAGTTGAACGACGACGGCCTGCAGGCCGCGGTGAACCGTGCCGCCGCCTCGATAACGCCGCCCACCGTCTGGGTGAACGTCAAGGTCAAGAAAGAGGTGCCGTGATGCCGGCCACCGTGAAAACGCTACTGCCGCTCACCCTGGCCCCGGTCGCAAGCGTGAGCACCGAATCACCGGCCGCCACGTTCAGCATCCTCGACGCGGTCGCGGCCAACACGACCGTGGCCAGTGTGGTCAGTGCCGGCACCCGTGCCGGCCAGCAGGTGAAGTATCGAGCCTCGCTCACCCTGCCGTCCGGTGCCGGCGCTACCAGTGTCCGACTGGTGCTGTTCTGGCGCGACAGCACCGGAAACCAGATCGGTGCCGCCCTCACCACGACCGCCGTGACGCTCTCCGCAACCGCCCAGGTACCCGAGATTGTGGGCACCGCTCCGTCCGGTGCTGTCAGCGTACACACCGGCGTCCGGGTCGCCGCGACCGGAGCCACCCGCAAGGTCGCCGTGGCAGGCGCTGTGCTGGAAAGCTACGCGGACGGCGAGATCATCGCCGCCCAGCTCGAACGCAACTACAAACGCACCGATGTGGACCTGCTCAACACCGCCGCGGCGCAGATCAACGCCGGCACGCCCGGCCTGCTGGCCGGCCAGCTCGTCTACCTGTGCGACACACTGGCCGCCGCGATCGCACTCGACGCCGTCTACTGCACCACCCCCGCCGCGCAGCCCGTCACTGGAGGCGACCTGGACGGCCTGCTGCACCGCGCCGTCGGGAAAGGCCGGCTGGCCGCTGAACGTGCGCTAGCCGGCCGGCCGTCGAAGTGGCTGCTCACCGTTGACATTAGAGAGGTACTTGCGTGACCGGCAACAACCCTGCACCGTGGGCAGCGTCCAGCGTCGCACTCCTGGCCGACCCGCTGATCGAGCACACCTCCACGGTGAAGATGTGGAACGGCAACTTGGCCCTGGACACCCGCGTCGACGTGCCCGCCTACGACGTGCAGGTGACCCTGTCGGCCGTCCGGGTCCCGTTCGGTGAAGCCAAGTTCAAGACCCCGGTTCCGCCGTGGGCCGGCATCACCTGGCCCACCGGCTCAATCCTGCTCGACATCTCCAGCACCATCACCCGGGTGACGCCGGTTTCGATCCATGCCGGCTGGCGTCGCCCAGGCAACGTGGACGACCAGCAGATCGTGATGAACGGCTACGTCACCGCGGCCGAACGCCGCCGCAATGCGGACGGGTCCAGTTACGTCCAGTGGACGGTGACGACCGCCGAACAGCTGTGGGAATACCCATCGCACCGCGTCTACGACCCAGACAACACCTACACGCGGGTCAAGCAGGTCACCGACTACGTCAACGCCTCAGCCGACCCCTGGAACGTCGCACCCGTCCTAGTAGAAGGCACCCTGAACACGCCCACGTCCGCCCAGCTCGCCAGCTTCCGCGCCGCCGACATCGCGATCGGTGACACCGTGGGCGACTATCTGCGGCAGCTCGCGCTGATCCTGGGCCAGCGCGTCCGACCCGACTGGAGAAACACCACACTGCGGCTGCGGATCGACGCCGAACCCAGCTACGACGCCGCCAACCCGCTGGTACTCGCCGCCGCGGTCGAAACCAGCGAGAACTACAGCTATGACAACTTCGGCTCCATCCTCGACCTACGCGCCCAGTGGGTCGATGCTGGCAACGAGAAGACCGCCGCACGCCAGTTCGCCTACCCCGGCATGTTCCCCAACACCCCGACCCGCGGCACCGTGCCGGCCGTCGTCCAGTCGAAGACCCTGTACACCAAGCCGCCCAGCGGCGCCATCCCCAACGACGCCACCTGGCCCCCGGCCGCCCTGTGGAGTGCCCGCATCAGCCGCTCGTCCGTGGTCATCACCGCGACCAGCCGCGCCGCCTGGTGGATTCAACCCCTCGACGTCATCACCTACACCCAGCCCGGACTCACCGTCGTGGCCGACACCATCACGTACGACCTCGACGCCGGCCTCATGACCGTGACCGGTCTCAAACCCTGAAAGGCCCACCCCAATGTCGAAAAGCCAAAACGGCTGGCCCGTCCAGCTCACCACCGCCGGAATGTGGCCGCATCCGCTCGTCGGCCCGATCCTCGCCGGCCCCGTCTGGGTCGTGTTCCGCTGGCTGATCGCCGCGTTCGACCTCAACGTCGAGCCGGTCCAGCGGGCACAATCCGGCTGCTACAACCGGCGCAGGATCGCCGGCTCGTCCAAATGGTCCAACCATTCCAGCGCCACCGCTGTGGACCTGAACTGGAACCTGCACCCCCGCCGCGGAAAGTACATCGGATTCAGCAAGGCGCAGATCGCCGCGATCACCGCGATCCTGCACGAGCTGCGGGTGATCCGCTGGGGAGGGCCGGCGTTCAACGACCCGATGCATTTCGAGATCGCGCCCGGCGTCACCCTCGACCAGGTCGAGAAGGTCGCCACCAAGCTGCTGCAAGCACAACTCGTCCAGCTCGGCTACGATCTCGGTAAGGCCGGCATCGACGGCGTCCGCGGACCGAAGACGGCCGCCGCGCTCAAAACCTTCCAATCTGACGCCGGCCTCAAACCGGACGGCGTCGACGGCCCCAAGACGTGGGCCGCGATCACCACCCAACTCGCCCAGGAGGCCAACGCATGACCAACGACCGACCCACCCTCGCCATGCTGATCGTCGGAACCGTCATCTTCGTGACCGTGACCGCCGCGTGGCTGTTCGCCGAGTTCCACCAGATCGGCACCGGCGCCCTGCTCGCGTTCGCCGTGCCGGTCGTCGGCGCGCTGTTCATCGGGCACCAGCTCGGGGCCACCGCCACCGCCGCCCAACAGGCCGCCAGCCAGACCAACGGCGCGCTTGACGCCCGGATCAAGGCCGGCGCCACCGCCGCACTGGCCGAGCGTGACGCCACCCGAACTATGCAGGCTCAGCAGCAGATTCAGCCCGCGGCGTCCGGCGTGCTGGTCGTGGGGTCGGAGTCCGAAGCGGACGGTACGGAGTCCTGAGGCTTGGGGCCGCCGACCACGAAGGCGGCCACGAGCGCCACCCCGCCGGCCACACCGAGCACCCAGGCGAGCACCCAGCCGCCGTTACCGCCGCCGGCGCTGGTGCTGTGGGTCCGCTCGTAGGACCGGTTGGCGGTGTCGGCCTGCGACTGCCCGATGGCCGGCACCGCCGCCAGGACGAGCAGCACCAGGCCGACAATGACGAGACGTGTCCTCATGCCCTGCACCCTACTAGGCGTCGTGTTGGCGTGTCATCATGGTCCACATGACAGTCAAGTACATCGAACGACAGCACACCTGCGGAGCGTGGAACTACTCCCACGACTGCCGCCTACCCGAAGAGCACCCCGGCGACCACCTTTGTGCATGCGGCGACGTGTGGAACCGGGGACCGTGGGACGACGACGCCGAGGAATGGGAGGACGACCGCCCCGCCTCGATCTGCCGGAGCTGGGAGGTGGCGCGATGAGCCCGGCATCATTGAGCCGGGCGTGTGCGTGGTGTCGGGGTCCGATCCGCGCGGCCGCGCGGCGCGACGCGTTGACATGCTCGACGCGGTGCCGGCAGGCGCGGAACCGGTTCGTCGCTGGGGTGGGCACGGCGCCACCCGTCGAGGGTGGCCAGCCGCTACGGCTCGCCTATGCCGACCCGCCCTATCCAGGGCTGTCGCGCAAGTACTACGCCGACCATCCTGACTTCGCCGGCGAGGTGGACCACCCGGCGCTCATCGCGTCGTTGGCGGCCGAGTACGACGGCTGGGCGCTCTCGACCAGCGCGGCGGCGCTGCCAGCGGTTCTAGCGTCGTGCCCACCAGGTGTACGGGTGGCGGCCTGGGTGCGCGGCGAGCGGCCGAACCGCCGGAGCAGGGGCCCGCAGAACGGCTGGGAGCCGGTGGTGTTCGCCGGCGGACGGCTACGCGTCGCGACTGCAGGCGCGACCCGTAGCGCGTCGACGGGCGACGCGTCCAGCCGTAGCGCGGCGATCGCCGACGGGTCGAACCGCGGCGACGCGTCGGGCGAGTACTCGCGACGGGTTGACACTCTGATCTATCGGCCCGGCGTCCGGACGACCGACCCGGGACGGGTGATCGGCGCCAAGCCGGCCGCGTTCATCCGCTGGGTGTTCGATCTGCTCGGAGCGTTGCCAGGAGACGAGTTCGTGGACGTTTTCCCGGGGTCCGGTGGGGTCGGGCGGGCGTGGGACGCGTACATCGGCGGTGCAGCATGACGGAAGATCGCAACGCGACACGCCGAGGTTGTACTTGCGGAATCGTTTGTCATTGCGAAACAGTTCGACCATGACAACCACGACGCCGAAGCCCGGCCCGCACCTGCATACTCCCACAACGACCGCCGAGGCGGCCCCCGACCCGCAACGCCCAATATTCCGCGAGCTGGCCAAGCGCCACGCCGCCACCGCATCCGACTACATGGACGCCGCCGCGAACACCGACGCCAAACGCGACCCGGCCAGGTTCGACAACTTGATCGCCCTGGCAATGACCGCCGCTGAGGTATCCATCGCCTGCTCTCACATCTCGCCGCCGGCACGCTTGCGCTACGTCCACCGGACGGAGGCCGACAAATGAGCGCGGTCGCGTTCCGGGTGGCCGCGTACAACGTGCTCGCCCAGCGATTCAGCGGCACTTGGGCGCGGCGCCGCACCGAGGTCACCCGCCGGCTACGGCACGTGCTCCCGACCCTCGATCCGGCGAAGGCGTCCGTCTACCTGCTGACCGAGTGCTACGCCACCGAGGAGGCGTTCATCACCCGCACGTTGGGCCTCAACTCGGTGCGGCACCTGGGCTCCACCATCGCCTACGCGCCGTCCTGGACGCTGGGCCGGGTCTGGTGGCTCGACTGGCTGGGCTCGACGCACGGCGCGATCATCGCCGAGCTGTCCCGCGGCGACGTCACCATCAACGCCGTCGCGTCCCACCTGCCGCCGTTAGCCTGGCGGGCCAAGTACCGCCGGCAGTGCCTGGACCGGCTGGCCGGATTCATGGCCGGCTGGACCGACCCCACCGTGATCGGCGGTGACTTCAACTGGCGCGGCATGGAAGCGACGGCCGCGAAACTCGGCCTGGCGTCCGCCCGGATCGGCGACGAGCTGACCACTAACGGCCCCCTCCGCAAGGGCCGCGCGATCGACTACGTCCTGACCCGCCGCATGGGAGTGCGCCGGTTCGACGTCCTGCCCGGCTGGGGCTCCGACCATCACATGCTGAGCGTGTCGCTCACCGCCCCAGGAGGTGACCTGTGACCGCCAGCGAAGTTGATGAGCAAGGCGTCGAACTAGATCGCCGCCTGGTACGCCTCCGCCTGGCGGCTCTGGCCCTCCGTGACGCCCAGCTCGTCGCCGCCGAAGCAAGCCGCACCCTCGAGCAGGCATTAACCGAGGAGAGAGTCGCCTTCCGTCGCGTTGACGAGCTGCTACATCTGATCCGAGGTGAGTCGTGATGCCGACCCTCGTCAACGGCGGCGTGCTGGTGCTCGTCCTGCTGCTGCTCGCCCTCGCCCTGGTCTACGTCGCCACCCGCAGGACGAGCTGCACCACGTGCACGCACAAGCTGCCAGCCAACCCCCGGTATTGGCTGGTGAACATCGCCACCGGCGCCCGGCAGCCGGTATGCCGAACCTGCTTCGGCCTGTCGATCAAGTACGGCAAGCACCGAGAGGAGCCCCACCAGTGAGCGTGGCCGAGTTCCGAGCAGCCCGGCCGGCCCCGGAACCTACACCCGCATCGACCTCGCCGCACTCGCCACGCCCATCCAGGCCGGCACCAAACCCCACCACGGAGGACTAACCCATGCTGCACCCGCACCCGCTACGCCGCTTCTTCGCCTACGACCACCTGCCGCTCAGCCATCTGCGGTCGGTGTCGTCGCTGTTCCACGATCTCGCCGAGCGACTTGACGAGCAGCTGCCCGTCGGTGCCGAGAAGACGGTGGCGCTCCGGAAGCTGCTCGAAGCCAAGGACGCCGGCGTCCGCGCCGCCCTCGACATCGTCCCCACGGAAGGCTGACCCATGACTGCTCTGACCCGCTGTGGCGCCCCGCACCCGGTGCTCGGCAACGAGTGCACCCTGCGCCCCGGACACAAGGACGCCGGGTCGCCGGGTCATCAGGCGTACATCGGCGGAGCCCGACCCGGCCTGTACGTCTGGGCCGACGTACCGCTGTGTAAGAGGCGCCGCGGCGGCAACATGTGCACGCGAGCAGAGGGCCACGACGGCCGCCACTCATGGACTGGACTATGACCGCCGCGACGGCGACGTGGTCGCTCGACAGGCTCGTGGTGTCCCTGGCTCGTGGCGGCTGGGGTGACGAGCTGGACGGAGCCCACAACGCGGGCCTGCAGCGCGTCATGCACGCCCTGGCGTCCCTGCTGCCCTGGGAAGCTGCAGAGGGCCGCCTCACGCGCGCCCAGGTCGCCGACGCGGCCTCTATGTCCTCCAAGTGGGCCGGGCACTGCCTGGCCCGCCTGGAGGCACTGGGGCTCGTTACGTGGCACCGTGGCTGGCTCGACCGTGGCACGCCCCGTGCCGGTTGGATACGGGTCCACAAGACCCGCCTAGCCGAGCTGGTGCGCGGCGTCCGCGGCTACCTCGTGCCGCGCCGCGACGAGCGCCGCGCCAAGACCCGCGAACGGGTCGCGTCCACCCTCACCCGGACCTCGATCCCGCCCTGGAAACGACCGAAACGCCTTGTCGCACCGATGGGAACTGAGTTCCACCCTTCACACCGTAGAAGTACCGGCGCGACGCGGCCGGGGCTTCCAACCACCATCCCTACCCTTCCGATCGGAGCCGAAATGCCCGCCTGCGGCATCTGCGGCCGCAGCGAACACGCCTGCGGCCTCGCCAACGCGAAAGAGCCCTACTCGATCCAACACCGGTTCGAACCATCACGGATCGGAGCACGCCCCACCGTCCTCGCGCCGGCTCACGAACTGCACCCAGTAGCTCACAAGCAGCAGCAGAGGACGGGATGGCGAACGCTCGTGAACCGACTCAACCAGCCGGCTGAACCGCTCGAAGGGCTCGACCAGTGAGCACCGAAACCAAACAGCCCACCACCATCGCCGCAGCGTGCGACACGTTCACCGCCGAGTTCGACGCTATCGAATCCACCCTGATCCATGCCTGCTCAGAGCTGGCCAAGCTCATGAACAGCCACTGGCTCAACGTCGGCTCACTCAACGACGCCCAGAACCACGCGCTCGCGTCCATCGCCGCGCTCCGGAACGTGGCCCGCGGCCTCGACCCGAACGCCCGGCCGCGCAAGCGTCCGCAGGACTGCCCGCTACCACTGGCCGACCAGCTCAGCAACCACCGCGAGGCGCTCGTCCAGACTCTCGGCCTTGTCCAGCTCATGCCCGGCATCAACCGCCGCGAGGTATCGCACGGCACCCAGTCAATCGCCGAGGCCGTCAGCTACTTCGAAGCGCAAGCCCGCATCCATCAACCGAGGAAGGCCCGCCAGTGACAACCGAACCGAACGTCACAGACCTACCGGCCCCGCTCCATTGCGCATGGTGCCACGTCGTCGGCGTCCGCCGGCGGGCCGCCAAGTCGGTCGACGGCACCAGCGTGTGCACCCAGCACCTACCCGGCGCCATCGTCTGGTACCGCGGCGTCCGCCGGCTGGCCGCCAAGTCGGTCGACGGCACCAGCGTGTGCGGGAAGCGTGCCGGTCGATGAGCTGGTCCGGCGCCCAGTCGCGCAAGGCTCGGGCCAAGCTGGCCCCGGCCGTTCGCGCCGGTCGTGCCGTGTGCTGCCGGTGCAGCCTGCCCATCCTGCCCGGCCAGCGCTGGCACGCCGATCACTACCCGGTGCCGCGCGAGCTGGGCGGCACCGAGCTGGCCCACGCTCACGAGCACTGCAACACCAGCGCCGGCGGCAAGCGTGGCGCCCAGCTCACCAACTCGCGGCGCATCACCACCAACTACACCCGGAATATTCGAGGCATCTAATGGATATTCGTCCCGATTCTTTGACTGGCGGAAAGCAGC